ATCCTCGTCAACGAGTTCATGCGCCGCATCCTGGACAGGGAAACCAAAGACTCGACATTTGTCAAATACAACGAAATTGCAAAAAACGCCTGGGACATATTGATGACCGCCAGCGCACTTGACCCAAACAAAAGGGTCTACATCCTGGGGCACACGCAAGAGAGCGAAAGCGGAAGAATCAAGGTGCGTACCATTGGCAAGCTGCTGGATGACAAAATAAACATCGAAGGGCTGTTGACCATCGTATTGCGCACGTCCGTCATCAATGGCAATTATCTCTTGAGCACCCAGAACAACGGAATGGACACGGTCAAAAGCCCCATGGGCATGTTCGAGGACAGCCAGATACCCAACGACCTGTCCGCAATCGACCAAACCATCTGCGCCTATTACCAACTCGCCGCCGCACAAGAAGCATCAAACGCCAATTAACCAACCCCAAAGAAACCACCATGTACCAACACGACCCCCAGGCCGCAGCGGAAGCCGACAACATCGGCATGTACCTGACTGACAGCGGCAAATACATCGGCAAATTCACCCGCGCCGAAAAGCTGCAAAGCCCGAGAACCGGCGCGCACGGCGTGGGCTTCACCTTTGAAGCCAATGGGCAAAGCTGCCGCTTTGATTTGTGGACGATGAAAGCCGACCAAAGCGAGAAATACGGCGGCTACCGCCAGTTGCAGGCCATCATGACCTGCATGGGGCTGACAAACCTCAACAACATCCAGACGGGGCAGGTCGAGCGCTACAACTTCAACACCCGCCAGCAGGAAAAAGTGCAGGCTCCGATATTTCCCGATTTGCTGGGCAAGCCCATAGGGCTGGTATTGCAAAAGAGGGAATACAAAAAATACCAGGACGGCTACGAGACGGATGAAACAGCCTGGCGGCTGGAATTTTTCCAGGCATTCAGGGCCGGCGACGGCTTCACCGCCAGCGAAATCACGGCGCGTGCGCTGGAGTCTAAAAAACTGGCAAAAACCCTGGAAACGCTCAAGGACAGGCCGCTGGACGGCAAAGCGCCTGCTGCGCCACGGGCAACGCCGCCAGCGCCTGCACCGGCAAGCGCCGGATTCGATGACGACGACGATCAAATCCCTTTTTAGAGCAGGAGAGACCCCATGCAAATCACATTATTTGAAGCCGCGCGCCAGGTGCGGGATGTCCTGGAACAAACCGACCCCGAGACCGGGGAAATCAGCGAAGCCTATCTGCACACGCGCGAATTGTTCCAGCAAAAAGGCAAAGGCTGCGTCGCCTACCTGAAAGAGAAAAAGGCTGCCACGTAGGCGGCCCGCGCCTTTGTCGATGCCTTGTACGAAAAAGTGCGCCGCGAAGAAAAGCACGCCGAGCGCCTTGAACGCTACCTTGCCGAAAACATGCACGCCAGCGGCATCCACGAAATCAAGGACGAACTGGGCCTGTTTGGTGCAAAGCTCTACATCGGGCGGGACGAGGCCGTGGAAATCGAGGAAGGCGCGCAGTTTCCACCCGAACTGTGCAACGACCCCAAGCCCCCGCTGCCGAGCAAAACCAAAATCAAGGCAGCGATAAAGGCCGGGCAAGCCATCAAAGGCGCACGCCTCGTGCGCAAAGACCGGCTAACCATTACGTGAAAGTCACTCATCAATCCGAACGGCCCGCTCCAAAAAAGCGGGCTTTTTCATTCATAAAGAAAGCACCCCAATGCACTACCGCAAAAAACCCGTAATCGTTGAAGCCTTTGAGCTTGAAGGCGGCAAAACCGCAAGCCTGCCCCGCTGGATTCTTGAGAGCGACGCCGTTTGCTTCTCGCAAGACGCGGCGGGCAACCTCATCGCCCTGCGGATTGAAACCCTGGAAGGCACCATGTTCGCCCGCTCTGGCGACTGGATCATCTGGGGCGTCAAAGGCGAAATCTACCCCTGCAAGCCGGACATCTTTGCGGCCACCTACGAAAAGGCAGATGCCGCGCAGAACGAGAGCAAAGCCATTGATGACGACATGGAAACAACAAAGGAGCAGCCATGACGCCATTGGAGAATGGAAACATGGCAATATTGCGCGACGCCAACCGCTACCGGTATCTGCGCCGCCATGTGTACACCATGCAAAACAATGGATATCCCGAGTTCGGTATTGTCGGCATCCGTCCATATATGGCGGCCCGCATGTACAGTATGAACTCGATATTGTCATCGACGTTGCGATGCAGGAAGAAAGCCATGACGCCTCTTGAGAAACATATGCTTTGGCTGGATGCTCGGGCAAGTCTGCCACGTGGTGGTTGACACGCTCAAAAGGAGGAAGAAATGAAAGGCGCGTTGAACCATCCGGGAAATACCGGATGGTTGAAACCGCTGCCGCTGCGCCGTGCGGCCCTGAAAAGGGTGTTCAGACGAGTTTGCCGACCTTTGCGTTCAAAACAACTTGGTCTGTAATGGATCCATATGGCGGTGAACCTTGGCAATAATATTTGCTGTCTTTAATCCGTTGTCGGTAATGCTCTGAATACGTTGCAGGTCAACTTTCAGAACATCCATTTCTCCAAAACGTTCTTGTCCACTATTGATTTTTGACAAAAAATCCTCATCGGCAATTTCCGCAAAAAACTGCGCAGCCCCGTCATTGAAACGCCACTTGTTGCCTTCCTTGAAAACGGCTGATTCTATTTGCAGCAAAACCTTGTTCTGAAGAATGTCTGAGATCACATCTTCATCAGAAACGGCTATTTCAAAAAAGTCCGCCTCATCTTTGGTGACCACTGTTTGAGTGATTCCATTTTTTCCTACGGCAAAAATATCGATGCCTTCTTTTTGAACCGGCTTTATCACTTTGGCAAGTGCTTGTCTGACCGTTCGTGTTTTGTATAATTTTACAGTTGCCAAATCTGACTCGAAAGTTTCTAAAATTTCTTCACTCTTGCACTCAAATATTGCCTTATCCCCTTCCATTCGAATATTGGTTGGTTTGCGCCCCTTGAGCCATTTTATGACCTCAATCATGCCACCGCTGCCAAACAAGCCCAACGCCCCCATCAGCGTAACAAGATTTGCTGCGGCGCTGGCCTCTTTGTCTGAAAAAAGGGACACGACCTGTTGAGCAATGCTTTGAACAACAGACAGATCGATGCCGAACGAGCCTGCCTTGAAATTGCCTTTTACACTCACTGTCACCTTGGGCGCATCCGGCATGACGACGTGACTGGCTTCACCCATCAAATCTGAAAGGGCAATGAGTGCGGGGGCCAACTCGCGCACATCCATGTGGTGCCCGGACAAGGCGGGGCCATCGTATTTGATGGAAAAGTGAACGGTATCATTCATTTATACGCCTTATGCCAGCAGGTGATTGCCATTATTCGTCATGCAGAGTGTACCCGTGCTACACTGCCTGTGTCCCGATGAGGGATGGAGTGTCGTAACTCCAAGGTAGAGCGGAACCCGCAGCCGTCAACACGCGGTTTTTTTGCGCCTGTGCTGGATTAATTTCTGGCCGGGAGGGCGACGGATACAACACCCGTAAGGGGAAGAAGTCCACCTGGCTCTATCTGGGTTACGAACCTCCTGGCCGCCTTGCGGGCACGTGTCGTAACGCTCCCGCAAGATGTTTATCAACGTCTCATAGAGGAGCGTTCCCATGCGCAGCCCGATCAACATCCCTGCACTTATCAGCAGTGCGAATCCTGCCGTTCAAATCGAGAACGGCACCGCCATTACAACCAGTACCGAAGTTGCTCGCGTCTTTAGCAAGCCGCACAACGACGTACTGAAAGCCATCCGGCTTTTGATATCCCAACTGCCGGAAGACCGTCTGGGAAATTTTGCGCAGACGGTCATCACCCGCCCCAACCCCAGCGGCGGCGAGCCAATCAAGTCTCCCGCCTACCAGCTAACCCGAGACGGCTACACGCTGCTTGCGATGGGCTTTACGGGCAAAAAAGCACTGGCCTTCAAGCTGGCCTATATTAAGGCATTCAACCGGATGGAAGAAGCGCTGCATAGTCCAGCGCCGGTGCTGACCACCGAAGGCCAGGCGCAGGACGAATTCACGCTTGATATCACCGATGCCCGGCAAATACAAAGTGCCAGGGCGGCGGCACTCGAATATTTCGACAAGGCGCAGAAAGCCGTCAAAACCGGCGCAGCGTGGCCCGAAGCAGGCGACCTCAATGAAATCCTGCGCAGCGTGCTGGCAAGTGCGCTGCACGGGCGGCGCTGGATGGTTCACTTCGACCACGCGGGGCAAATGAGCCTGCACCCTGTGGCGAGCGATGCGCTCAACCTCACGCTGGGCGAAGCGGCGCGGCGCATCGAGGCGGGCGACCTGGCAGTGAGCAACGAACAACTGCTGCTTCTGGCCCAGGCCAGCAACGCGCGCCTTTTGAGGTGCCTGGCTGCGCCAGCGCTGGCACGGCCTGCCGCATAGCGCGCCCTTGAATTGATACGC